ACGCACAGGGAACGGCTGCTAAAGCTGCATTTGAAGCACAGAACACTATACAAGGACAACTTACAAGATTAGGCTCTGCATTTACAAACCTAACTACAGAGGGATCTGAGTTTGGAATTGTAATAAGAGATTCTCTTAAAGTTGCTGCTGTCACAGTAGAAGCTTTAAAAAGCGCATTTGAAATTACACTTGCACCAGTAAGATTATTAGTAGGAGTTGTTAAACAAATAGGTACAGTAATTGGAGAAGCACTAGGAATAGAAGCTACCAATGTTTTATTTAATTTAGAACAAGGTTGGATAGCAATTAAAGAAGCTATTACAAAGGTAACTGGAGAAGCTGAATTCGTTGGTAGAGTTATTGGTGGAGTTATTAGTGTAACTATAAGAAATATAATTAAATTACAAAAGAAAATAATAGAAGGATTTTTAAAAGCTAGTGAACCAGTTGTAAGATTTTTTCAAGGTCTTACTAAATCTGTTGGAAATGTTGCCACAAATATAGTCAAATTTTTTAGGACAGCTTTTCAGAAACTTATTGATATAATTCCAGAACCATTAAAAAAATTGCTTGGTGGTTTAGAACTTCCCAAGCTTAATTTTGATATAGCAATACCAAAATTTCAAAATCCATTTAAAGGTTTGAAAGAAAAAGTAGGAGAGATTAAAGATGCTGTTATTGAATATTCAGAAGTAGAAAGAGGTGTGACCAATACAGTTAAAAACCAATTAGATGCAAAAAATAAAATTGTGGCAACTAATGGAAAGATCAAAACAAGTGTTGAAGCAATAACTCCAGCAGAAAAACAAGCAAGAGAAGAGGCAGATAAACTAAAAGAAACTTTTAGAGAAATTGGTTCATCTGTAAGGAACGATTTGGTAAATAATCTTACAGACGCTATCACTGAAGGAAAATCTTTTGGAGATGCCATGAAAAATGTATTAGGTAATCTCAAAAAACGATTAGTAAATCTTGCTATAGATAGGGCTATTAGTGGAATTGGTAGATCCTTAAGTGGTGGTGGAGGTTTTGGAGGTTTCTTAGGTGGGTTATTTGGTGGTAGAAAAGAAAGAGGAGGAAGAGTATCTGCTGGAGGTGCTTTTGTTGTAGGTGAGCGTGGACCAGAAATATTGCAGATGGGTTCAAAGGGTGGCAATATTATTCCAAACAGTGCTATCGGTAAAGGTGGCGGCACTACCACAAATTTAGTGACTGTAAATGTAGATGCCTCTGGCTCCTCGGTGTCGGGTAATACTGCTGACGCAAACCAACTCGGACAGGTTATAGGTCAAGCAGTACAGGCTCAACTTATCAAAGAAAAACGTGCTGGAGGTTTACTAACTAGATAAATGGCAACCTTTCCAAGTATCTCACCGACCTACGGAATGAGAAAAACAAGCTCACCAAGAATAAGGACAACTTCTTTTGGTGATGGGTATGAGTTTAGGGCTTTGTTTGGCTTACCTTTAACTCAAGATCCAAAAGTATATGATCTTACTTTTAATGTTTCAGAAACTGAGGCTGATGTAATAGAAGGGTTTTTAAGAAGTAGAGTAAACGATCAAGCAAGTTTTACATTTACCCCACCAGAAGAAGGAAGCTCGCAGACAGGGACATATTCGCAATCAGGGACAACTGTCACAATAACAATTACAAATCATGGTCTTGCTATTGGTGATGTTGTGACTATTGACTACACATCTGGTTCAGCAACTGATGGTGATTTTGCGATAGCAACTACAGCAGATGTAAACACTTTTACTGTCACAGCAGCCTCATCAGCTACAAATAGCGGTAATGTTACCGTTACTTTGTCTGGTGCTGGTAAATATGTCTGTCAATCTTGGACAAAAACAATACCTTATAACAATAGAGCAACTTTAAACTGTACTTTTAGAGAAGTATTTGAACCCTAATGGCAATTCCTACCGCAGAACTTCAATCTTTATCAAATAAATCAATTATTGAACTATATTCAATAACTTTAGTCACTGCTTTACATGGATCAACTGATGTTACAAGGTTTCATTCTGGTGTTGGAATGAACAGCAATGCAAATATTATTTGGCAAGGTAATACTTATACAAAGTTTCCAGTAATAGCAGAGGGTTTTGAGTATGTAGGCAGGGGAACTTTGCCCAGACCAACACTAACAGTTTCTAATGTTCTAGGAACTATTACAGCATTGATGGCAACAGCAAATGCAACAACACCTTTTAACGATTTACAGGGAGCTAAATTAATTCGTCATAGGACAATGGCTCAGTTCCTTGATGCCAGTAATTTTCCATCAAATAAAAATCCTTTCGGCACACCATCAAGCACTACAGAATTACCACAAGAAATATATTTCATTGATAAAAAAGTTGTTGAAAATAGAGAAATAGTCCAGTTTGAATGTGTTTCTGCACTTGATCTCGAAAATATTCGTGCGCCAAAACGACAAGTTACAAGAAAAGATTTTCCCTCTGTTGGTACTTTTACATGATTTGGAGAGATAAAGCTGTTGAATATGCTGTTAAGTGTCTTCCAAAAGAATCTTGTGGTTTGTTGGCGATCATTAAGGGCAAAGAAACTTTCTGGCCTTGTAAGAACTTATCCGAAGCACCTGACGAATATTTTGTAATGTGTCCTGACTCATGGGCAGAGTGTGAGGATCAAGGAGAGCTTATTGGTATATTTCATTCTCATACTTATGGTTCTGCCCTACCATCTGATGCTGACAAAGCATCTTGTGAACATTTGGGTTTGCCTTTTTATATTTACAGCGTTGAGCATCAAGATTGGTATAGTTTCAAACCTAGTGGATATAAGTCTGGACTTTTTGGGAGGACTTGGATCTGGGGAAAGCATGACTGCTGGAGTTTAATAACGGACTATTTTTTAGAAAAAAAACAAATAAAATTAAAATTTTGGCCTAGACCTAAAAGCCTAAAAGCTTTTGCAAATGATCCATACTTTGAGAAAGTATTAATTGGTTCTGGATTTATACAAGTAAATAAAGACGATATACGAGAAAATGATGTTTTATTAATGGAAGGAGCAGAAGAAAAACTAAATCATGTTGCTTTGTATATAGGAAATCAAACTATTTTTCATCACAACATAAAACAGTTGAGTTGTAGAGAGATTTATGATTTAAGATATATACAAGCTACGAAAAAAGTTTTTAGATATGCAGCTTAGAAAACTTACAGTTTATGGAAGACTTAGACAATTTTTAGGTCAATCACATTTTGAAGTTGCTGTTAATAATCCTAGACAGGCTTTTGCTTTTTTAATTGCAAACTTTCCAGAAGTCGAAAATCATATGACAAATCAACTGTATAAGGTAAAAATGGGTGATTTAGAAATTACAGAAGATTTACTAGAAATCAAAGGTGATGGAGATATAAAAATTATTCCTATTGCTATAGGTGCTAAAGGTGTTGCTCTTGGTGCTTTAGGAGTTTTTGGTGGAGGTGCTGTTGCAGCAACGGCTTTCGGTGCAACTGCTATCGGGGGTGTCATTGCTAGCGGATTAACTGCTATTGGTACTTCAATGCTAATTGATGGAGTTACGAGTATTATTGCACCAACTCCAAAAGTACCAAATTTTAACGCTGCTGATTCTTTATCTGATAATGACCCAAACGTACAGGCTAACTTTGGTTTTAATTCAATCACTAATACAACGAGGGCTGGAGTTCCAGTTCCGATAATTTATGGTCAAGTTTTTACTGGATCTATTGTAATTAGTTCTGGTATTGATACAGTCCAAGTAGAGGGTACAGCAACATAATGTTTGGATCTGGAATCATTAAAGCTGTTGTTGAGGCTAATGCTGGTGTATTTGGTTTAACTAATCCTGATTTACCTAAAGACTCACTGGCATCAAAGCAGTTTCAAACGCTGATTGATCTTATTTCGGAGGGTATAATCTCAGGATTTCCCTCTGCAACTGGATCTCAAGGAACCACTGAATATGATATTTCTGCACTTAAAGATGTATTTCTTAATGGAACTCAAGTTTTACAACAAGCGGCTGGCACAAGTCCAGATGATACCGATTTTAATTTTCAGAATGTAACTTTTGAGCCTAGATTTGGCACATCAAACCAAACTGCGATTGCTGGCATTTCTGCCAGTGAATCAGAAACTGCCGTAGGAGTCACAGTTACAAAAGCTACTCCTGTTTCAAGATCAATTACTGATACAAATATTGATGCTGTCAGAGTTACTGTTGCATTTCCTCAACTACAAAAATTTGAAGATAATGGAGACATAAATGGTGCTGAAGTAGCTCTTACAATTCAAACTATAGAAAATGATGGCACTACACAAACTGTAATCACAGACACTGTGAAAGGCAGGGCATCAAGTACATATTTTAGAGATTACAAAATTAATTTACCCTCTGGCACAAGCTTTCCAGTAACTATAAGGGTAAATAGAACAACTGATGATAGCACTGATTCATTTTTAAATGATACTTTCCAGTGGTCATCTTTTACAGAGATAATAAATGAGTCTAGATCTTATGCTAATTCTGCTCATGCAGCTTTACGCTTTGATGCTGAAACCTTTCCAAGTGTCCCTTCTCGCATGTACCGCGTCAGGGGAACTCTTATCAAGATTCCGCACAATGGCACTGTCAGGGCTGATGGATCTATTTCTTATTCTGGTACTTTTAATGGAACATTTAAAACTGATAAAGAATATTCAAATGACCCAGCATGGGTTTTGTATGACCTGTTAACTACTTCAAAAGGTTTTGGAGATCATATAGATACTTCTCAATTAGATGTTTTCAGTTTTTATTCTGCTTCAGTTTATTGTTCAGAGCAAGTTGATGATATGACAGGAACTGGAAATACTGAAGCAAGGTTTTCAACAAATGTAGTTTTGAATACTCAGCGTGATGCATATTCATTGATTAATGATCTTTCATCTGTTATGAGAGTAATGCCTTTCTATAGTGCTGGAGTTATAAATATATCGCAAGATCGACCAACAGATCCAAGCTATATCTACAATCTCAGCAATGTAACGTCAGAAGGTTTTTCATATTCAAACGCTAGTAAATCAACAAAAGCAACAGTTGTTAATGTTGGATATTTTGACAATGAAACACAGTCTATAGATTATGAAACTGTAGAGGATACAGATTTACAAGCTAAATATGGTGTTGTTGTTCGCAATCTTAAGGGTTTTGCTACTACTTCAAGAGGTCAAGCTGCAAGGCTCGGAAAATGGTTTTTGTACACTCAATCTAATGAAGCTGAAATCTGCTCATTCAAAACATCTATAGAATCAGGAACAATAGTGAGAGTTGGAACAATAATATCTGTTCAAGACCCAATGAGGGCAGGGGTAAGAAGGGGAGGAAGAATAAAGACAGGAGTTTCTACTACACAAATTATTGTTGACGATCAAAACAATACAGATTTGGCAACAACAGGATCAGCAACTTTAACTGTTATTTTATCTGACGGCAGCTTGGAGACTAAGACCATAAGTAGCGTATCAGGAGCAACTATTACTGTAGATTCTGCGTTTAGTTCAGTGCCACAAACTAACAGTGTTTGGGTTATAGAAAATACATCTTTATCTCTACAAACTTTCAGAGTTTTTTCAGTTAAAGAAATTAATCAACTTGAATATGAAATACAGGCTGTTGCTCATAATCCATCAAAATATGCGAGCGTTGAAGATGGATCTACACTGCAAACTAAAACTATTTCTAACCTATCTGGGCTTAAACCTTCTCCGAGTAACTTGCAAGGATCAGAGCAAATTGTTGTTTTAAATAATCGTGCCGTATCTAAATTGTTTATTCAATGGCAGCCTGTTTCTGGTGTTACAGAATATATGGTTCAATATAGATTTAAAAATGAGAACTTTATTTCAGAAAGAGTAAAAAGACCAGATTTTACAATCTTTGAAACACAACTAGGTACTTATGAAGTAAGAGTATTTAGTTATAACGCATTAGGCAAACCAAGCACCACACCATCAACAACGACTTTTACAACTGTAGGAAAAACAGCTTTACCAGAAGATCCTAGTGGTTTAACTTTAGAACCTGTCTCAGATCAGTTTGTACGACTACGTTTTAACCCAGCAACGGCTGTTGACGTTTTGCATGGAGGCACAGTATCAGTGAGGCATACACCCTCTGTTGATCCAGCAGTAGCAACTTTTCAAAACTCCACAGAAATAATCCCTAAACTTGCTGGAAATATCACAGAAACACTCGTCCCAGCACTTACTGGAACTTACAGTATTAAATTTATTGATGACACTGGAAACAGGTCAAATAATGCAGCAAGAATAATAGTTACAGCACCAGACCCACAACCTAATCAAGTAATACTTACAGAAAGAGAAGATACTGACTCTCCACCATTTCAAGGTAACAAAGTAAATACTTTTTATGATGCAACCTTTGATGGACTTTTATTAGATGGAACTTTGTTGTGGGATTCAATTACGCAAAATATTGACGATTTATCTAATATTGATTTTGCTGGACCAATAAACTCAAGTGGTACTTATGAGTTTCAAAATAAGGTGGACATGGGAGCAGTATTTAACTTGATGTTAAAAAGAAGATTCGTTACCTCTGGTCTTTTGGTTAATGACCTGATTGATTCAAGAACCGCAAATATTGATACTTGGACAGAATTTGACGGAACACAAGCAGATGATGTAAATGCAAAGCTTTTGGTGGCAACAACTGATATAGACCCAGCTACTTCAGTTAATGCTCAATACGAACAGAGTGGGACAACTATCACTATTACAAAAACCGATCATGGATATTCTGTTGGAGATTTTGTTGTTATAGATTTCACTGCTGGTTCTGCGACTGATGGTAATTATGAAATTCAAACAGTACCAAATGCAAACACTTTTACAGTGACAGCAAGTGCTAATGCAACAATATCAAGCGGAACTTCTTGCACTTATGGGGCAAACTTTACTCAGTTTAATACTTTTGCAAACGGTGAATATACTGCAAGAGGATTTAAATTCAAGTGTGAACTTGAATCAAATGACCCTGCCCAAAATATAAATGTTACTGAACTTGGTTTTGAAGCAAGCGTAAAACGTAGAATTGAAACTGTTAATAGTTCAATAGCATCTGGAACCTCTGCCAAAACTGTTACATTTGCTTCACCCTTTTTTACAGGCACAGGATCTCTTGGAGGATCATCAACTGCATTTTTGCCAACAATAGGAATAATCCTCGAGGGTGCTGTAACTGGCGATTATTTTAAAATTACATCTATTACAGGAACTCAGTTTGTTATAGAAGTAAGAGACTCTAGTAATAATTTTAAAAACCTTAATTTTAGATATCAAGCAATCGGGTTTGGTAAAGGTACATAAATATGTTTATATTTAAGTTATCAACTAATATATATTTAAATAAAAAGGGTTAAGTAATGGCCACACATGACTACTCACTTGCGAACCAATCAGGAGCCAGCTTTAGAACAGACTTAAATAATGCCCTTGCTGCAATACAGTCAAATAACTCAAATGCTTCAAGTCCAGCAACCACAGTTGCATATCAATGGTGGGCTGATACTAATGCTGGTGTATTAAAGATAAGAAACTCATCTAATAACGCATGGATAGAATTATTTCAACTTGACGGCACGTTAACTCTTGAAGATGGGTCTGCTTCTGCTCCAGCATTAGCTTTTAGAGATGATCTTGACACAGGGGTTTTTTCTAGTGCTGCTAATACTTTTGATATTGCAACTGGCGGTGGTGTCAGAGCTACATTTACTAATAGTGCAACCACTTTAACAGGTGATTTATCAATACCAGATACGATTGTACACACAGGAGATACAAATACAAAGATAAGATTTCCTGCAAATGATGCTATTTCATTTGAAACAGGTGGTGCTGAAAGAGCAAGATTTAATTCTGGAGGTGTTCTTTTTGGCACTGATACACAAAGGGCTGGATTTTTTAACACTAGCTCGCAATTTAGTCCACATTTTCAGATAGAGGGTGCTGGCGATTCAGATGACGCAGGGAGATCTAATTCCATAATTTATAATTCAACAACTAATGCTGGCCCTATATTAATTTTCGGCAAAACAATGGGCAGTTCTGTAGGTTCAACAACAGCAGTTACTAATGGCGCTCAATTAGGCATGATTTCTTTTCAAGGTTTGATTGGTAGTGAATTTACAATGGGTGCATCAATATCAGCATTAGTTAACGGTTCTATTGGAGATGATGATTTACCTACTGATTTACTATTTGCAACAACATCTGATGGCGGTTCATCTGCTAGTGATAAGATGCGGCTTATGGCATCAGGCAGATTGGCAATCGGGGCTTCCTCGCCAGAGTCTTTTTTAAATATTGTAGGTAATGATACAGCTTTGGGAGGGGTCGGTAATTCAACAACTGCCTGTGGTGCAAAAATTACCTTATCAGATACGTCTGGAAGAAAAGCAGCGTTCTTTGCACCTAATACATCAAATGCAGGGATTGGCACGATAACTAACCATGTTTTGACATTTCTTGTTTCAAATACTGAAAAAGCAAGAATGATGTCAACAAACCAGTCTGACCCTGCTTTTTTAGTTGGTACTTCTACTAATTCTTTAGGTACTTCATCTTTTGGAATTGCTGCATTTTATGATGGGCATTTTAGGGCTTCTCGTGATGTCACAGGCTCAAATGCTGTTGCTTACTTTGGTGGTACTGAAGGTAATGCAAACGTAATGGGTGATGGAGATTTACAAAATACAAATAATAATTATGGGCCAATAAGTTCTGATGAACGATTAAAAGAAAATATTGCTGATGTTACTTCACAATGGGAAGATGTAAAAAATATCGTACTTAAAAAATTTACTTACAAAAACAGTAAAACAGGCACAGTGCAAATTGGCCCAATAGCCCAAGAACTGCAAAAAGTTTGCCCAAATCTAATAAAAACCAAAAAAGCAACAAAAGAGGATATAGAAGATTCTGGCGGTCTTATAAAAGAAGGTGATGACGTTTTGACTTATAAAGCTTCTATTATGTTATTAAAAGGTTTTAAAGCGTTACAGGAAGCTATGGCAAAAATAGAAACATTAGAAACCAAAGTTGCCGCACTAGAAGCAGCCTAATATAATACATTTACATATAAAATTTTTATGACACCACAAGAACTATACGAAGAAACAAAATCTATTCTTGATTCTGAAATACA